GTGTGCATTCTTTGAATTATAGTGTCATGTAATTCAATTGGACTGATTGTAATTTTTTGGTTTTCTATCATTAGATAAAACTTGAGTAATTAATTTTTTCAATTGGTTTTTGCTCTGTAATAATTTCATCAAGCCAACTTTCATTATTCAAAAACGTCGTCGGATCTTTGCGAAATTTTACCTCTGGAGTTGCTTTGATGTATTTAGGTAGATAATCCAAAATCAACTCTTGAGTTTGCAAGCTTAATTTATTCCACTTTAACTCTGCCTTTTTGCGGCCAACTTTTTTGCCGTACAAATTCCAAAATCGGTCAAACTCTATAATACCATTTACATTATCATTTACATTAACATTAACAGTTGAATTTGTTGAGCGTCGTTGAACGAGATTTAACGGCGTTGATTTTCGTTTCTCTTTTCTCACTTCTGCTGATCGCTTACCAGCAGCAACACGTTGTTCGCGCGTTTTTTCAAACGCTTTTAAATCTCTTTTGAGTTGTTGTTTTATAGGTGTAAATGCCAAATTAATAATCAAATCATCCGTTACCGGGTTGAGATCGTTGACGTATTGGAATATGTGTTTGATGAGTTCACCGGCTTTTTCGTTACTGAGTTGATCAAATAGCTCCATTTGATCGGCATACATTAAAAACCCCTTTTTGTCTTGTGCCATAATTTAAAAATTTCGCGCATCCAAAACTTGGCGGCATTTATTATAAATTTTGGCGATAGGTGTAACAACGCCGTTTTTTAGGTGCAAATCAAGTGCGTTTTCAACTTGTTTAACGCCGTGCAAAACCGTTGCGTGATTCATAGGCTTGCGACAAATTAACTTGCCTATTTGCTCCAAACTTAAATCGGTGTTGTGCCGTATTATCGCGGATGCAACTTGGCGCGCTTCCACAACATTTCTCTCACGGCTGCTTTCTTTAATTTTCTTTTCACTTAGTCCGGTGACCAGAACAAGTGCGGCCCAAATTTGATCAACGTTATTTTTGTGCGTTGTATCGGCTAAAATAACAGAGCTTAATTTAGTTAAGCGTTTATCTAAAAGCGTCAATTTGGATTTTAAAACATTTTGATCAACGCTCAAGCTTTTAATCTCTACTTGTAACGCTTCAATTTCCTCTTTCATCTATTCCTAAAATATTTGATAATTGTTCTAATTGCTCAACTTTTGCATACCAATCGTCAATTAACGCGATTTCGCCAAATCTCCAATTGTTCTTTTCAATTCTTTGGCGTAAAGTATAATGGGCCTTAAATCCCAATATTTGCAAAAGCTTTTTTCGATTTGTAGCTGCAATTATAGCAACCGCTTTTTCTGTCGTCGTCATTTTTTAGAAAATTTCATGAGTAATTGGTAAACCTTCGCGTAACTATCCACCTCTTTGTCTGTAATCACGCGGTCAATGTCTTGTAACAAGTTTGCCGGTATTTGTTCCTCAAGCGAATCGCGCAAAAGTTCTAAATCTTTTAAATCCACTTCTTCGGTCACAATCATTTCGGTAGGCACAAAATCCATTTTATTATAAATGTCCGCCGCAATGCCTAACTCTGCCGCGCACTTTTTAAGCGCATCGGTTGCCGCCGCTTTCAAATCGTTACCAATTGATAAAGGCACGCGCTCCAATCCGGCATTTCTATCAGCGTCACTTTGCTTTCGATAAATGACATCTTTGTTACCGAATTGCATCTTTACGATTGTTGCGCCATTACTTCGGCAAGTTAACCGGCCTTGAACAATGGCCTCGCCGTGTATTACTTGTTGCTCGGTGATCTCAAAATCCCAATCCCAACCAAACATCAAATTCAAGACTTTCTTAACATAACCTCCAGTTACATACTCCCATTTTCCGCCGCCTTTTGCCGGGCGTGTGTGGACATATTGGGGCGGTGTTGGTTTCAACAACACCTTTAGTTGTTTTTCGCTCAAGCTGAGCGTTTGCGATAACTTTAAATCATTGGCCGTTATCAATGCCAGATTTTTATTCTTCGTCATAATATTTCGCGTTTTGGAATGTTTCAAATTCCGATTCTACGTTTTCAACGGTCATTAACTCAGCTATTCGCTCGCCGTTGTTTCGAGCGATTTCGTTATAATCAATAAGCTCTCGCTCAGCTTCTTCAAAAGTCAACTCACCCAGATCATAAGGATCATGGCCATCAACGATTAAAAAATAATGCGTTTTAACTTTGCTTATTTGCGTTCTATTTGTCATTTTTGCACAGATTGTTTTAATTGGTTTTAGAAAGGGCGGTGTGTCATGGCATCGCTTTTTTTATGCGACATATACCCAAGCCACATTTTAATTGTGTAATAACCGCGCGTAATGTCTAATTCATCTTTTGCGTCTATTGAAACTTTATCAGTTGGTTCTTTTATAATTGGGGTGACTTTGTAACCATCTTCAAAATATTCAAGATCAATTGATGAATGAAAAATGTCTAAGCAAAAAATAGCTTTGTTTTCGCGAATGTTAATGGCTTGCAGCTCGCCAATTAGCGACCAAAGCTCTTGAAATGTAATTGTTGAATTGTTCATTTTAATTGATTTTAATGGCACAAATATAACGCATTTACAATACGCTCAACAAAAAATGTAATTTTTATTCGTTTTTGTCATTGTTAATGTAATTCGTGTATATTTGCCCAATCAATTTAACAATTATGCAATCAAAACCAAACTTTGACGTGACGGCGAAACACATTAACATCGCCATTATTACATTAATAACCATAGCAATTATAATTCTGTAACCATGACATCCAGAGATTCAAATTTTTCAAGCTCCGCAATTCATAGATTAACAAGTTGCGGCCGAGCGGCCAATTCGGTTGGCGCTCCATTTTTTAGTTACATTGCCGAAAAGCGACAAGAAAAGCGTTTGCAGCGTGCAATTAGTAAAGACGTTAATGCCAAAGCGGTCAATTGGGGCAAATTATGTGAGCCAATTGTGTTTGAAATGCTAAGTCTTGAATATAAGCGCGTACACCGGGAGCGTTTAGTACACGCGCAAATTTCAAATTGGACGGGCATCCCCGACATTACCAAGCCTAAAGAAAATAGAGTTGCAGATATTAAATGCCCTTACACTATTAAGAGTTTTTGCGACTTGGCCGATTCGTTTAACGACGATGGCGATTACACCGAATTTAAAAAGCATTCTCCGGAGTATTATTGGCAACTTGTATCAAACGCCGCACTTAGCGGTTGCACTAAAGCCGAGTTGATAGTGTTCGCGCCTTATCAATCACAATTAAATGAAATCCGTGATTTAGCGAATACATGGATTGAAGGCGATCAAAATAGGGTTGCTTTTGTCAATTGGGCAAGTGATGACGAATTACCTTACCTTGTGGAAGGCGCGTATTACAAAAACATTACCCGGTTTAACTTTGACGTTGACGCTGATGAAATAGAGTTTTTGCAAACCCGCGTAAAAATTGCAACGGCATTGTTACACGCCGACGAGGCAACTTGGAGAGATGCTAAAAAAGTCAAAGACGTAGAAAAGCTTATTGAATTAATATGCTAATAACGTCTCCGTATAAAAGCCGTAACGGTTTAGGTATGGTTAGTGCCGTGTAAATAGCGCGGATTTTCAAATTAAGAACGGAAGTAATAATTAAAATATTTTTTAGAGCGATGGCAAAAGATTTATTTGGTAATGAAATAATTGAAGATGTCTTATTAAGAGACAAGTTTATAGAACCGCCTTTTAGCGTGCTTGATGCAAGAAGTGGCAATTGGCAAAGACGTAAACGTGAATGGATGCGTATAGGTATAAAAAGTGAAATAGGTAGAGATAGCGTTGTTATTAATATGGATACGAAATCTAAAAAAAACAATTCAACTAAATATGTGTCTATTTTTGATCCCGCACTATGCGAGGTTTTGTACCATTGGTTTGTACCGGGAAACGGAACAATTTTAGATCCATTTGCTGGCGGTTCTGTTCGTGGGATTGTAGCAAATTATTTAGGGTATAAATACACGGGAATTGATATAAGGCAAGAACAAATCGATAGCAATAGAGAACAAGGTTTAGAAATACTTGAAGTAAATAACCAACCGAATTGGTATGTAGGTGATAGCAATGAGGTTTTGAATAACTTTAATAAAGAGTTTGACTTTGTTTTTAGTTGTCCGCCTTACTCTGATTTAGAAGTTTATAGCGATTTAAAAGGTGATATTTCAAATATGATCTATATTGATTTTATGAAAGCGTATGAAGAAATAATTGCAAAGAGTTGTAACTTATTAAAAAGCGGTGGCTATGCTTGTTTTGTAGTTGGTGAGGTTAGAGATAAAAAAGGAAACTACATTGGTTTTGTTCCTGATACTATTAACGCTTTTCGTAAATGTGGAATGAATTATTACAATGAGGGTATTTTATTAAATGCTATTGCAAGTGCAAGCATGAGAGCAAACGGAAATATGAAAACCCAAAAATTAGTTAAAGTACACCAAAACATAATAGTATTTAAAAAACCTTAATGGCTTTGCAAAAGCCAAAGAGCGTTGGCAAAAAGCGTTGGCTTTTTTTTTAAAACTTGCGGGTAACGGCTACGGCTATGCGGTCGTTTTAATGCCGTATAGTATTGTTAGCAACTTGAAACGAATTATATGAAACCAGAGGCCGCGCTACAAAGAGCCGTTTGCGATTATTTGCGCTTGGCGCATCCAACAGTTATGTTTATGATCAGCGCCTCTGGTATTAAATTAACGATGGGCCAAGCTAAGTCGTTAAAAGCAAATCAAAACCCGTCGCGAGGATGGCCGGATTTGTTAATAATGCACGGCAACCAATTTCATGGGTTGTTTATAGAATTGAAGCCAGAGGGATATCAACTTTACAAGCGAGACGGCACGTTTCGCAAAAATGAACACGTTGAAAATCAAAATCGCGTTCATCAAATGCTTCGGGATCGCGGATATAAAGCCGAGTTTGCGGTAGGTTTTGATCAAGCCAAATCCATAATTGACAAATACATAAGTTTGTCAAATGAAATATACTGAATGGGAGTTGACAGTCGGTTTGTATCCCGGAATCTTATTTGGATTTCGAAGCTATAATTTAGAAGGTATAGATTCCGACAATAACGAGTTTGTGCAATCTTCGCACGTTTTTTATCTGCCGTTTGTCGATTTGTGTTTGACAATTTACCGGTGAAAAAACACACTAAGGTTTATTTAAATTGGATTCGAGAAAATTACGATTTAGAGCCACATGAAGCCGTTTGTGAGATTACCGGCACAAATAAAAGCTTAGATATTTGCCACATTGTGCCGCGCGGAATGGGGGGTAATCCAAGCGGTAATTTAGACGACATAAATAATTTAATGTGCATGACTCGCGTTTTGCATTATTATAGCGAGGGTAATTTGGAGCTGATGCCCATTTTAAAGGACATTCACGGCGTTTTTATGAACACGGGTTTACCATTGTATCAAACACAGCCCGAAAAGCTCAAAGAACCGCTTATTTTTGATTTGGTGCAAAGGTTAATTTAGAGCAATTGCAAAAAAAAATGTTAAATTTTAAGTAATTGCTTACAAAGTGCTTGCATATATTAAGTATGTGCTTATATTTGTCTTATCAAAAACAAAGAAACCATGACATCAGAAACTAAATACACAAAGAAAATCGGAAACGACACATACGTTTTAAATGTAGTTAGAAGCTCACACGGTTCATTAGTTTACCAAATGTGGTCTGAACACAACGAAAAGCAAGTTAAAGGAAGTTGGACAACAAAAAGAAGATTAGACAAAGAAACAAAGCAATTTTTTGGATTATGAAAACTTTTAAGCTAAGTATTTTTAAAGGACACGAATTAAAGCAACAGAAAGAAGTAACTGTTTCCTCACGGGAGGAATTAGAAGCTGCCAAAAACGGTTTTTGGAGCGAATCTCCATATAGAAAATCTGGTAAAAATTGGATGGGATCTATTTGTGTAATCTAAGTAATTTAGGAAAAGAATTAGATAAAATTAAAACCTTCCAAACGGAGGGTTTTTTTATGCCTTAATTATCGCGCTACCGGTACTTTTAAAGCGCGCTTGGTGCGTATTGGTGTTGTTGTTACTCTGGATCGACTAATTGAGCCACAATCGCCACAACGGTAAGCCGTGTAAATATTTACATTGGTATGATAGTCGCCGATCATATTTAAATCTTTACCGCCGCAAGCCGTGCAAGCTTCTTCGTCAAGCTCATTGAATAAACCAACATTGGGGTGCGGCTGAATGTATGGCCGCAAATACAAATAAACATCTTCCAACACGCGAACGTCTTGATCACAATAATCGGCCATTATTTTAATCGCTTCGGTGTCCCCTTCAACCGCGCGCCACCATAACCCCTTTGGTGTTTCCATTTTGCCTTCAAGACCAAGAAAATTGTGCGCGATATAGTCTAACCTATTGCTTGTAATTGCAAATTGTCGCCGGGCGTGCAACAATGTATCAATAATTAAATAAGGAGATGGCAAACCCAAGCCGTGCAACAAAAACCGCGTATTGGCTTTTTTGCGATCAAACTTTTTCAAATTGTGCGCAATAATAATGTCGGCTTCGTCAATAAGCTTCCACAAGCTTTTTATAATTCTTTTATCGTTTTGGGCCTTTGCTTCTTTCTTTGTAACTTTTGCTTGGTAAACTTTATCGCCAAATAACCATTTTGCCGACCATGTTAGAACAAACCAATCGTTAATAATTTGATCGTCGTGAACACCGTTTGCCCATTTACTCCAGATGTACGCTTTCATTGGGGCGGTTTCAAGATCAAACAACAAAATTTTCGCGTTGCTTTTAACTTCGTAATTCACTAAAGAATTATCGCTTATACCGCTTAAATTCCGTTGGCCTTTCTTGCCTTTCCAATATCTAACCGCATCGCGCGCCCTTTCAATCGTTGGCCATAATTCTGGGTATTCATAATTTAATTGTTTCGCTAAAGCACGGTTTGCCGCTTTTGGATTTGCTCTAATCGCCGCTTTGACTATTTCGGACTTTTCCGATTTTGTCATTTGAGTAGTTTAATTATGCGACCTAATGGTGTTTTTTTAATAACAAACCAAATAATCATAACGACAAATATAAGCGCAATCAACCACTTGATCCATTTGCCTAATTTTTCGGTCAAGTATTCAAGGTTTGACTGTTTGGTAATTTCAATTTTTTCCGTAGGTATTTCAATTGTCTTGTAAATAGTGTCGGCTTTACATTCGCCTTGAATAAACACGCTATCGTTACGCGTTACGTATTTAATTCTTAACCTATCCTTGTTTATAAAAACTGTATCGCCTTCGCTTGGAATAAACGCGGTGTCGTGTCGTACTTCGTCAATAGTTAGTGTAATGGTATCGCGCAAAGTGTCTAAACGCAAAAGTTGCGGATACTTAATCGTTAGTTTTTCAATTTTTCTTTCGGCGCGTTCAATTCGTTTTTGAAATCGTTTTTCAACACTACACGAAACAAGCGTTGTTGCTATTAACAGAAACAAAAAATACTTCATTTTGTAAATTTGCCAATTAAACTATCGGCCAACTTTGAGAGCTTCGAAACAATCATTTGCTCCGGCATTAACATAAACGTTACTCCAGCCAATAACAAACCCCCAATTTTATAAGATGCGTTTGCATCGCATGGCCCAGTTAAATGCAGCCACAAACAATCGATTTTGTAAAAAAATCCAGATGCAAAAAGCATAACGCCGATTAAATTAGTTTTCCAATTCTTCTTCATCATCAATGTATTTTTTTTTGTTACGACTGCCAATAACATTACGCGCCGCTCGTTTTGCTATTTCCTTTTCTCGGCGTAATACTGCGGCCTCCACTTTTAAGTCTGTTAACTCTTTTCTTAAAGCATCTAATTCTTTTAAACGCTTTTTTAAATAAGCTCCAATAGCGCCCAAAAAAGCGGTAATTCCACCCATAACCCAAATAAAAACTTCATTGTACTTTTCCATTCAACTTTCACCACCAAATTTTGTATTGAGTTCGGTTTTTAGCGTTTTTATATGCGCGCAAGATTTGCTTTCTATTTCCATCGGCGGAGTAACTGATATGCACCCAAGCCGGGTTAGATTCTGTGCCAAATTCGTGAATCAATTGATCAAACTCTAAATGATCCCGCACAAACTCATAAATTTCTTGGTTTGTGATGCCGCCAAAAACATCGGCATCTAAATCCAAAGCTTCGCCTTTTGAATGCTGGCTTGTTTTTGATCCGCCAATTATTGCATTTAAAGATTCTGAGCGATAACCACTCGTTACCTTAATAGGAACGCCAAAATAATCGCGTATTGGTTGAAAAATCATTTGCGCGGTGTCTATCAAATTATCTAAATGTTGACCCTTTGGTAAATTGTCAATGCCGTATTTGATGGCGGTGTTGCTTTTGGTTGCTTCGGATAATGTTAAGTTTTCGGATAATTTCATTTTTTTGATTTATACAATTCCATTATGTTTTTTTGGCTTTCCTTTCGGTATAGAGCATCGGCTTGGGTGTTTTCTTTTAAACCTTGCTCTATATCTTCAATTTTGTCAATAATAAAATCAAGCTTTGCGTTAATTAAGATTTGTTGGCCTCTAATTTCGTCTTTATTGTTTTCGTATTCTTCCAAATCACTAACTTTTGTTTGAATGTTACCAACCCAAACCGCGCCGGAAATAATAACGCCGGCGGTTGCGAAAATTGTGTAAAGCGCCGATTTGTTTAAAATATCTTTAACCATAGCTTTTACCATTGATCTTGTTACTTGTGTTTCGTTCGTGTTCATAATTCAAGATCTTCTTCGGGTTGAAATTGATATTTCCAATAATTAAAAGCGTCCGGCGAATCAAACATTACAACCTTATTGTCAATTATTAACTCTGTGCTTTCAATACCTAAATATTCATTGCTTGATCCATCTTCGTTGTATCGAACAAATGTCCAAGTAATCGCCGTGTCAGGGACGATGTAAGTTTTATCTGTTATGTATCCGTAATGATTCATTTTAATGCGTTACCCAATAAGTGCCAGAAAAGTTATTTAGCGTTAAATCGTTGCCTTGACTGCCAGAATCAACGGCCGTTGTGCCCGTTGTTTCGTTAAATAGCCAATAATGTCGGGGGCTGGTTAAAATGGTAGATGAATCAACACCAAGACCATTATTATATAAATCAGTTACATTTTGTTGTGTTGCACAATAACCTTCGGCAACTATAAATTCATCCATTTTACCTTTAAAATGCTTCGTGCCATTACTTCGCCTTCCAAAGTATCTAAATTGAACATTGTTTGAATTGGCGTTGCTTGTGACTTTGGTTTGTTTTGTACCGTTTACGTACATTTCAATAATGTTACTGCTATCCCGCGTTAAAACATAATGAGTCCAGCTTCCCGTGTGTCCGGCTGAGTTGTAACCATAACTCCAAGCGTTTTGATTACCACTCCCATTTAGTCTGAAATAAGTAGCGGCTGGATAAAAAAACCAATAATCACGCGCATTGTAATTTTCAAAAACCCAAAATTGTCCGTTTTCTGAATTAACTAATGGATTTAACCAAACAGAAATGGTAAACGGCGTGGATGATCCTACGGCACTAAACGAACCGCCATCAAGGTAATCATTAACGCCGTCAAACTCTAAAGCGTTTTGAAAGTTGTATGCGCTCACGCTTGCTTGCCTTGTGTATATTGTTGTTTTTCTCACGTGTAAGTTCCATCAAATAAAACCTTTGCAACTTGCGTGTCGTCTGTTATTGTACCTTCAACCGAAAGGGTATCGCCGTTGGCAATAGCAACCGCCGAATCAAACGTTGTTCCGGTGTAAGTTTGTGTTGTACCGTTAACCTTAAACACAAGAGCGCTCATGTTGGTTAAAGTAAAAGTCGTGTATGAACCGGCGGCATTACTTCCAACGTCTGTTTCATCGGGGAAATCATCATATCCCGCTTTGTATTGAAA